GAATATTCTCCATCCTGATATTTATACCTATAAGAAAACCTACCTAAGTCTAATTCGAATAGTGGTTTAATTTGCTCTAACTCTACATCCCAAGCCGTATGCGAAGAGGTTATGTTAGTATCTATGCTTTGTATTTCTAAGTCATATGTATCAAGTGTGGGATCTTCAGCTATAACTTTAGCTCTAATGGAAACGGGTTCGCCAATTATAGTATCGTTGGTTAGAGTTAAAAAGTCTCCTTCATTATAATTAACACCGACAATCTCCACGCCCATCACTACATGCATAGCTTGGAATGGATCACCAGCTTCAACCATAGTCGTAGTACCACTAGCATCCGTAACTGTCACGTCAGTAGCGTAAGTAAAGGTTTGAGTACAGGTACCACTAACATCTCCACCTCTTTTAGATGAGGACATCTCTAACTTGGGAGAAGTCCTAGGAGCTCTTCTAATAACTGTTATATGTTCCTCCTTCAGATAACCATTACTAGTTAAAGCATCAATAGATGAGTTTGGGTTAGTCACCATCAACTTCGTATGTGTAGTGAAGTCTGGCGTACCTGCTATACATCTATCTATATTTATCTTCTTTGGCTCTGAAAAATCGTCAGTCCAAAACAGTAGGTTGTCTATAACATTGATACCAGTAATTAGCTTCTTAGTATTAGCTTTACTTCTATTGAAGTTTAACACTCTTGGTGCTTTAAATATCCACTTAGTAACACTTGCTAAGGTACCATCAAGCTCTCTGTCAAATGTTACTGTGTTCCCAACCACCTTTTTAACTACTGGGTTAGGAGGTAAGTTAGAATAATCATTTGAGGAAGATAGTAAACTAACACCAACAGCGGTTAAAGCTGTGGCTTCCATACCAACCCTAACTTGACTAGCATCAGAAAGTGTTACCGCAGAATAAGCGGTCGACCCATCTACGCCAGTAGCACCAACGTCGTATAAGTGTAATTCGAATATATCGTTAACGACGGGTTTTATAGTTCTGGTATCAGTGTCATACTGGACAATCATATCCTTAAAAACCTTATCATCTGTGCCAGTTAGAGTTATTTCACCCACTGGTGGTGATGCCACGAAGTAGTAAGATTTATTAACCTTCTCATCAGCTACAGACCCAACAAAAACACTTGGCTGACTCATCCAGTTAGTGGTTAATGATATTGAGCTTCCAACTCTCTCAAGATTACCGTACAACATCTGAGCTGTACCAGCATCACTATCTCCTGAAGTTCTAACCTCTATATTTAAAGCGTCTCTATACTCTCCTTGAGGAACTAATCTCTCGTCGAGATCCTTGTTCATCTTCCCAGCTTGAAACGTATGTTTTATTTCTGACATAAACTACTACTTAATAGGTTTACTAATTCCTCTCAATACTTGAGTGAACTCTTCCATTTTGATATTAGAAAGTCTAATCTTAGCTTTTCTAGTTTCAGCAAACTTTTCTTTCTTAAATCTTTGTACTACATATTCCGGCATGTTAGATCTTCCAGACACCAAGCTATACATAATGTGTTTATATATAGCTTCCTCACAAAACTTATGAACCACCATCTCAGCATCAGTACCTAGGCCATCACTAATATATTTTAATATTATAGTTTCCCCAGCTAAGTCAGATCCAAAGTGAATATACCCAGTTGAGTTGTCTATGTAGAAAGTACCGTTTACCTGAGCGTGTTGAGGGTCTAATCCATATCTACGACCTTGAAAATGCTCGTCAATCAAGTCTCCATCATCGTAGTCATAATCTATATTGTTAGCTTCTATAGTACCGAATCTACTACGAGTGTCTGATGTGTGAGGGTCTGAAGCTGTAGCATCACTTTGACTGTCTAAACTACCACCATCAAAGGCATAATCATCCCCACTTTGTTTTATAGGAAATGGGTTCGAAGTTTTACCAGTAGGATATAAAGGTTTCTCAATACCTTTAGAATCTACCCTAACTATCTTAGTGTAGTTAACGTAATCCTGTGGTAAAGGCATAACTAAAGTAGAAGGAACCTCCTGTTCGAAAGCTTTGTGAGAGCGTAGAACATCGTATGATAATTCTTGTATAGCTCTCATACCGTGGAACTGCACATCTGTCCTACTAACTTTAGATAGTATTTTGTTCTCACCTACGTATACAACCATGAAGGAACTTATAATATCATCTAGCGATACAAATTGGTAATTACCCTTATCCGTACTGCCATAATAAGATTCTTGCGTAGTATTATCTAATAACCCCATAATTATTTATTTTCGTTTGCCTCCTTAACGGCTTCGTTTCTAAGTATAACTTCAGACAAACCAGGTTTGTTTATAACAATACCGGCTAGTTCAAGTATTTTATTTGTCAATGTACTTTCTTCAGATGCGTGTAAATCAAAATCTGTTGAAGTGTTAGAGTTGTATAAAGCTTTATCTCCGACAACTACATAACCCCAATTTGGTTTAGTGGGTTTTTTAATGTAATCACATAGTATAGTACTTGTGCCCGTACTAGGGAGAAGTTCTACACCACTAGCACCGTATCTATAGAATATACCTCTAGAACTAGCTGTAGGGTTTAACTTTTTGTTAGACTTAATGTAAACCCAATCATCTTTATTAACCTCCTCGTATATAACATAGTTTGTACTCCCAGAGTTTGTGGGATCCGAAATAGTAGTGTTGCTAAACTGAATAACGGTCTCGTCCCCAGTCCATGTATAGATTTGATTATAAGTTACAGTTACAACATTACCACTAGATGTAGCTGAATGGTAAGGACTGTAATTATTAACAACATTCTTAAACTTAGTTGCAATTGCAGTACTCGAGTCAGTGTCCGTAACCCCGACAATTATAGATCCTTGTGTTCCGAGCCCTAGATCATCGGAGCCTAGGTTAAACACGAACCCAAAGTTTGCTTCTGCAAGAGACCCGTTGTTATCATGGTCATAATAAGCTCTTAGTGAAATTGCTGAATATTCATCTACAACATCGTCACCGTCACTAAATGTTATGTCAATAACTCTATGCGATTGAGGTTCACTATAAACACTCTCTAACCAATGTGCGTTTGTGGGTATTGATGTGTTACTACTACCTAATGCGCCACCTACAACCCTATGTATAGAGATCTTTTCACGAAGCATATCTATATCGTCGGCTGTCTTACTCTGATTACCCGGACTTAACAGTGATGTCTTATACTCGTGGAAGTACATCTCGAAAATATCGTTCTGAGCTTTATCAGCTAATAGGTTAAACTCCTGAGGAGTTATATAACCTCTCTGTTCCTTGTTAGCTAAAGCTAAAACTTTCTGATAAACATTATCTATACTTACTGCCATCTTATTTTTATTTTATCTACTAAAACCCTTGTTCCCATTGGGTTCTATTTTACAATATTATAGTTACATATTAAAGTGAGGAGTTAGTATAGGGTAAAAAAAATAGCCACCCGCAAGGATGGCTATTAGTATTGAGTTTGATAGTTATTAAACTGAACCACCAATCGACGTAATACTAGAACTAACGTAGACACCTGCTACATCATCGCCTAGTAGTATAGCACCATCTTTGTTACCACCTATAGCTTCGGCAATGTCTTTAATTGCTTGAAACTCATCACTTGTGTTTATTGTTAATAAGTCGTCAGCTCCAACAGTATCAAAACTAATGTCAACCGTACCATTTTTACCCTCCATACCCTTCATTCTTGATACAGGATATACCATAACATCATTTGCATCGGTTTGCATAACTAAAAATTTCTCTATCATTTTCTTTGTTTTATAATGTTAATAATTAGGCTATAGTACTACATCCAGTAATTTCTGGAACAATCGTCACCGTAGCGGCAGCTAAATTAGCTAATACAACAACGTTTGATTGTGTGTTTCTAGCAGCTTCACTTAAAGCTCTACATAGTTGCATTGCTGCGGTTAGTTCATCTGCACCGGTTGTTAGTGTAATAGTGTCAATCTCACCTATAGCTTCATCAATAGATAAAACAAGGGATCCTGCTCCTCCGTTTATAGATCTTAGTCTAGACAAAGGAAAACCGGCAGAGTTGTTGTCTGCAACTTGAGCAAAGCAAAAAATCTCATCACTTCTGTTCATAATTTTAAATGTTTAATAATTAATAATTGTTTATGAATTAAGGTTTAAAGTTTAAGGGTTAAGGTTTCGTGATATTAATTGGAAAGAAAACGGTTATGATAACCGCTTCTCAATATTAGTATATACTTCCATACCTTCATCAGTTTTAAACCACTGTGCAAGTGCGGAGTATGGGTGTTCGTCAAACGGAACTGTCATAAGTTTTCTATCGTTAGATCCCCACATAAAGTGTCTTTGATCTGATGATAACTTTATAATGTTTAGTTCAGTTGCTTTAATACCAAAGTTCCTTAATTGTACGTTATCGTCATTAACTAACTCTAAGAACAAACCAGGGTTTCTTTTAGCATATAATAATAAATCTCTTTTAAGTTCCTTAGAACTCATCTCTGATACCTTAGAACCAAGTTCTACACGCATCACAGCCTCAGCCATATCAATATCTAATTGTTGAGCTGCATTTAACGCTGAGATTTCTAATTCCAATACGTCAATCTCCGAAGCAGCGTTTTCTACTTCATTAACTTCTGCAAACAATATATTTGTATGAGGGTGGTATAGAGATAGTAACTTTTGTAATACTGTCTTGTTTTTAGGAACTAACAACGTACCGTTTCTAAAAATAATATGCTCTAGTCTTTGGTCTCCTACCATCTCATCAACAAAGCAAGTCCTTTGATTTGAAGTGTACTTCAACTCTCTTTCGTAACCTTTATCTTCATCGAAGTAATGAATACCAGAAGTTCTTATTGAGTAACTAAGAGGCGTTTTATCGTTCTTCAACATATACACGCGATCTTTAATCTCCCACTTAGGTTCTTTAGAAACCTCAATTATAGGTGTTTTAATAATAGGTCTTTCCATTACTTCAACCACCTCTTGTTCTACTACAGTTTCTTTTACTGCAGCTTTCTTTGTTTGCTTTTTAGCCATAATATAATATAATAAAAATTAAAAAAATAAGGTGGGGCCGAAGCCCCAACCTATATTAGTTCAATAACATAAAGTTATTAGCACCTTGTACAACTAAACATCTTTCAGATAAGTAGTGCACCTCCATCGCATCTAAGTCAGATGTAGTAGCTCCAACCGAACCAGTAGTCCAAGTCTTAAGCTTTCTATTATCTGTGTTAGAAGCTCTGTAACGTACATGTAAGAAAGGACGTTTTAGGTTCTTGCCTAATCCTTGATCGTATACAGATGAAACACCCGCTGGAACAATAACTCCACGAACATTACCTACAGTGTCAATCATACCGCCTCTTGTACCTAAATCATTTAGATATTTCCAGTCAGATTTGTAGAAGTCATAAGAACCTCTTCTGAAACCAGAGAAACCTAAGTTTAAAGCCATGTCTTCGTCGTTGTCGAATACTCCATAAGAAGTCCCACCAGCTCCGTAAGAATTCATAGAAGCAAGCATATCATCTACAGCTAGAGCTGTTGATCTATCACAGAATAACATATTCTCCTCAATAGCACCATTCTTATCAAACTCAGCTAAGATAGCATCAAATTCAGCTAAATCAGTAGCAGCGTTTACACCAGTAACACCAGAAGATTGATTTCCTCTTGACTCTATAGCGGAGAATAAACCTTCAGTACCACTTATAACACCAGCAGCGCCAGTCTCAGTAGCACTAAATGTAACAGTTGCTTTAACTGATTCGATCATAGCCATCTCTAAATAATCAGTGAAACGAGCTCTAGTATCACCCTCAGCTTTTAAATACCATAGGTAACCATTTTGACCATCTTCACCTGAAACTTCAACCCAACCAATAGCAGATGCATCAGACCCAGAGATCTCATACTTATCTTTAAGAATGATTGGTTTGTTAGTGTATGATTGGAAAGTCGGTTCATTAGCGCCGTCTCTTCCAACTGCACCTTTAACATATTCAGACCCATAAACTACAACACTTACGTTAGTAGTACTAGCTACACCAGCACCAGCAATGTTAGCGTGTTTGTAAGGAAGAACTGTAATAGTATCAGCAGCGACTTCTTTAACAAATGCTTGAATAGTTGCAGCAGCATCTGATATTAATACCATATCACCAGGTCTAATACCATGAGTTGAAACTGAAGAGTGACCACCAACTTCATTTACTATAGTAACAGTATTAGTTGATACTGTACAATTCTTATAAGATAAATGTAATCTACCTTGTTCTGACCAAACTACTTGATCAGATTGCATACCCTCTTCAGCACCAACTTGAGAAAGAAATCCTGAGATAGTTCTGTTTCCAAAAATCTCAGCTTCCTTCGCCATTAAGTCTGGTAGGTATTGCTGTGCCCATCCATCAGAACCACCTGCCGTAGCAAAGTCGATATATGCGGAGGCTAACGTTTGTTTTCTCGGCGACGGGGTTAAACCCGACGACGTTACACCAGTAATTGCCATTTTAAATTTGTTTTAAAATTAATTATTTCTTTTTCCTAATCTTGAATTTGAAATCATCCGTACCTTCACCTAACACTTTAAACTTCAAACCACTAACCTGTTCACTTCCGTGAGTACCTCTAGGGTTTACGTTAATGTTCTTACCTTTAGCTACAGTATCTTTGATTGCATCTGCTTTTCCTTGCTCATAAAAATGTTGAGCAACAGCATCAGCGTTCATTGCTGTAAATAAAGACTTGTGATAACCTTTAGCATCACTCATCTGATTATTCTTATCCAAAAACTTTTTGGTAAAATTGTTCAGATCACTTTGGGTTTGTTTAACGTCGTCTACGTTTTTTACATTAAACCTGTATTTCTTATCTCCGACGTTATAGTCAAAACCTTTGAACTTGTCGTTGAATAGATTACTAGTTTTCTGTTGAAAAACTTGTTTGTTAGTTTCTGTTAGCTTTTTAGTCTCTTCAGATTCCTTATTGTAACGATCGAAGAAATCCATAGCTTTCTGCTGCTCACTCGTAAGCTTGCTTCCAGCTTTAATCTCTTCGTAATATTTAGACTTTTGCCCGTCTAAGTAGGCTTTCGCTTCAGCAACTTGCTCTTTCAAAGCGATTTTCTTTGATCTTATTGTACGCTCATCATCCATGTCCTCGTCGAAACCGTACTTGTCTTCCAACAAAAAGTTTCTCTCTTCAGCGGATAAATGAGATTTAGTTTTTCTATAGTACTCGTCTAGTACTTCAGAGTCGTCTAACTTAGTTAGATCTCTGTTTAAACTCACGTAGTCGTTTAAATCTCCACCAGTATCCTCCATGAAGTCAACTAACTTCTGGATATTCTCCGGTAGTGGTTTCCCAGTAGCTTCTGCTTCTGCTATAGCTTCTTCAACTTGTTCTTCTACAACCTCGACTTCCTCATCGGTTACTTCTTCTAGTACTGGTAATTCTGTTTCTTGTACTTCTCCTTCCGGCTGTACCTCTTCTTGTTCTTGTGAGGCTCCGGTGTCTTCATCGCTTCCCACCACTCCTGCTGGGTCAGCTTCTGTTTCTTCAGTTTCATTGGTTGGTGGTTTGTTTAAATCTACTTTAATAACGCTATCATCTCCAGCGCTTTCAAATTTTGATTCGTCTACAATCTCTTCGACTGCAGAACCTTCTTGTTCTTCTGCCATAATAAAATATTATAAAATTAAAAACTATCGGGGATTGAACTTATCTAATCCGAGTCCACCTCCGGTTATATCATTACCTGCGGACTCAAACTTTTTAAGTGATTCACCCCTTTTTATTGCTTGCTGATTTTCAGCTTGCTTGTCTTGACGTTGATCTTTTCTATCCTCTCTCTTGCTGTCCCTCTTATCTATGGTTTCATTTTCCATATTTCTAAGCTGTAGATTTATCTGCAACTCATGGTCCATTAATTCCTTCTTGATTATGGCTTCTTGCTTTAAGTACTCTATCTTCAACTGATTCTTCTCTTGTTCTAGTTGAGATTCAATCTGAGCTTTAGCTTGTTCTTTCTGTGTTTCAGCTTGAGCTGCCGCTTGTTGAGCTTGCTGGTTAGCTTGAGATTGAGCTTGGATATTCTGTTGTTGCATAGCTTGATCTCTCTCAAGCTTCTTCTTTCTCTTTATTTTAAGTAGTTGATTAGCTAGCTTAACGTTCCTAACATCTCTAAGATCTATAGCATCGTCTAAGTCTATTAATTTCTGACCTAAAGCTACTTGAATATTATTTTCTAATACCTGCTTCTCTTCATCGTCTGGCATCAACTCTATGAATATCCCAAAATCATACAGATGCAATTCACTCATCTCCTCTAGTGTAGCTACGTTGTGAGCTCCTATGCTCTGTATAAATGCTTCCTTAGTAGGTGAGTATTCTATGATGTCTGAGATTCTCAAAGACAAAGCTTCAGCAGTTTCAGATGTTAATAGTAACATAGATTGTAGGACATGTCTAGTAGCTGTATTAGAGTTTGCAGCCGCTAGTTTTTGTATACCTACTAAAGCATTCTTATCTGGTGTTGACGCATCTCTAGCTTCATTAAGTCCGGTGACATCACGAATCATCTGCAGGTAGTAATTGTAAGTTTGTATTAAACTCTGGAGCTTATTACTACCAGCCCCGTTCTGTATTTGTTGGATTGGTACTTTACCAGGATTCATGTCTCCCTCAGAAGTAAATGATCTACCTATAACAGAACCTGTTTGGAAGAACATATTTAAAGCTTCTTGCGGAGAATAGTTTGTACCATTACCCAGATCTATTTCAGCTAATCCATCAGCATCCATGTAAACCCCATCAGGAACCATACGAGATAGAACTTGCTGAAGCTTTAAGTGAGTCAACTGAATCATATCAGCGAACCCTGTTATTCTACTAACTATAGACTCTATCTTACCGTTGTACATTCTAGGTGCGACGATGCTGTAGTTCATCTTAACCTTATCAAAGTTAGATTTGCTACGTAACATATTCTCAGCCATCTCCCATTTTA